TCTAATTCTGTAGGTCCTGCTTCAAATAAATCTCCAAACGTACCTATCTTTTCATTATCAACTACAAATATTTCACCGGCACCACCACCAACCGCCATGACACCAAATCTTTTTGCACCTGTTAATTTGTTTAATTGTGCTGCTTTTTTTGTACCTTTTTTAAAATTAGGATTTTTTGGATCAACATATTTACCAGCTTTCTTTGCACTAACTGCTTTTTTTGCCACTCGTTCTGCAATAGAATCAACCGTTTTCAAAGCTATCTTACCACCTGCTGTACCAAAACCAATTAATTGAGTTAAAGCTTCTGATATTTTACCGGCAGCTCTTTGATCTGCAAATTCTTCAAATGGATTTATTGTATCAAAAAATTTTTCTACTGCTGCAACTGCGCTAATAGTTGAATCTTTTGTAGAAGGAACACCTATTAATTGTCCTGCTCCTAAATCCATTAGTTCTGCTGTTATAGATGCTACACCTTCTGGTATTTTAATTGCTCCTGATGCAATACCTGATACAAAAGATGTA